CTATTACTGCCTCTCTTATTTCCATAATTCTCGCGATTACCGGAGAAGGTTCTCAACCAAAGGTTCGTTTCTCCGACGAGATTGTTGCCGCTACTTTGATTCTTGAAGCGGGTGGTGAATATCATGAAGGCGCAATGGAAGCGGTCAACGAAATCATCGTGAATCGTGCCGCAAAACGAAAGATGTCCGAAGCGATGGTTTGTCTTCAAAGGTATCAGTTCTCTTGTTGGAATGACAAGGACGCTCAAGCCGGAATTAGTAAGGCGATGAAACATCCTCGTTGGAATGAAGCATTGAGGATTGTTCAAAGTCCAACTACGAATTACACGAAAGGTGCTGATCACTATCACGCCGACTACATCAAGATTCCTTACTGGGCGAAAAGTATGACAATCACCACTAAGATTGGGCGACACATCTTCTATCGATAATGTATTACTGCGACGAATTTCCCGGCCTATTCACAATCCGAAAACCTATGCAACTTCAACTACCACTCATCTATGACGACGATCTCTATCCTCTTGATCCCACAATTTTTGACTCTCTTGATAAGGAATATTACGTTACCTTTTCGGTTGGAGAATCTCGAAATGCAACCATGTCCGGTAAGATCATCGGCCGAAGAAAAAACGGAAAATTTATTGTAGATCCGGGCGGGTCCGGATACCATCTCTTCGAGGCAGAGTTCTCGGATATTGTAAACATCTCATCACAAGAATTTTAATTATGGCAAAACGTAAATTCCTAAAAAACGGTCTGGTCGCCGCTACCGAGTCTCAATGGACTGGTGAAGAACCAACATGGCACGATGTCGATACGTGGACTGAGGAGAAAAAGAAGAAGACTTTGAGTCGGGCTCTGAACTTCTACAACTACTATCTGAACACCGATGACTATTTCCCTATCATTGAGGAGTATGTCAAATCAACGGATCGCCCCGACAACAAAACTACGTTGAAGATGATTCGTAAAGCGCCAAAGTGTATCGAGATCGTGAGTTGTGGTAAACTCGCAAGAATGATGAATCTTGGAATGCCAAAGTTCCACAACAATGTGGACTATGGTGTGGAAGTAGATAAGTATCTTCGCAAGATCTCAACTTTAGTTCCGATTGAAAGGAATACAACCAAGGACACCAAGAAGAAAGTATCGGTTTACGATATAATGCAAGAACGCATTCAAGAGGGAGTTCTTGTGCGTATGGATGAGATGCTGGATGAATGGATTCTGAATTCTACCACAAAAATCTCCAAGATCAATGTGGGGTCTCTACTCAAGAATGTAAATGCTCCAATCAGTTCTCTAGGAATTGTTGTAAACTGGATTGAGAAACAACGAGCGGAACTGATCGAAGCTCGTGATAAGACTTGTCATGACTCGGTAGAAGGTTACTCCTATCTCAATAAACCCGCAATCAAGAAACGAATCGCTCTTCTGGACGAGATGTTGAATGATGTAGAGATCTACAAATCAACAAAAAAGACATCTCGCAAACCTCGAAAGACGAAGGAGAAGAGTGTTGACAAGTTGGTCGCAAAGATGAATTACCTGAAGTCGTCGCCCGATTACGGAGTTGCCTCGATCAATCCAATTAAAATCATAGGATCGACAAAGGTCTATCTCTTCAATGAGAAGTATCGCAAGTTGACAGTTCTTTCAACCACTAGTCTTTCCGGACTTTCGGTAAAGGGAACTACGATTCGAGATTATGACGAAAAGAACTCCTTCTCTTTGAAGATACGGAAACCCGAAGAGATACTTCCAATCATCGTAAGTAAAACCGAAAGGCAAATAACAAACGTTCTCAAGAAACTTACAACCAAGAAAACTTCGGCAAATGGTCGAGTCAACGATAACACAATTATACTCAAAGCATGATGACAGATGAAATACCAATTAAACCCGTAATTACTTTTGACGAACTTCGAATGAAAGTAGAGAAGTTTGTTCAGACGGATGAGATGTCTTACACCGAAGCAATCATTGATATCTGTAAGGATAAGGACATTGATCCCGAAGACATCGCAAAAATTATTCGTGGCCCATTGAAGGACAAACTTGAAGCCGAAGCAATGGAATTGAATATCATCAAGAGAACGACTGCATATCTTTTGTGAATGGTTATACTGCATATCAGATTTACCTGTCTCTTAAACTTCATTTCACAAGTGATTCCTACGATGCAACCAAGTATGGATTTAAGACCAGCTCTAACGAATCCACATTCACTCGGCGAAAGGACCGATTCTTTTTTGAACGAATAGCACGAAAATATAAGGAGCCCGAGGTTGTCATCGAATACTTCACGGCGAACTTTCTTGCCGGAGTCAAGTGGATAGGTGACATGAAAGAGGAGAACTACTCAAAGTATGTCAAGAGAATGGAGTCTCTTTCTTACGAATTTGAAAATGATCTACGAACTCTTTACGAACAATGCGACTCCTTTGATCGAATCTGTACAAGTCCGATTCTCTTCGATTGTCTTTTGTCTGAAGAGATCTCAATCGAAACAATAGCTATCATCGATATTCTGGTCAACAATCTTCGGCGGCTCAAGAAAGATATTCGAGATCCGCTTGGAGTCTACACCGAACAAATTGAAAAAATTTTGAAGTATAAATTACTACTATCTCGAAGAAATATGCCGACAAAAAAACTCGTGAACACCGTAAAAAAAGTCTTTACAAAGTGATCGGTTTATGTTATATTACTTCTTCACACACAAAAAAATAAACTGTTATACACTAAAATATACTAAAATACTATGTCACCAACAAACAAAACCATAACCATCCCCCGCAGGAAACCTGAAGCAAAAGGAATGATGGTCGTTGAAATGAAGGATTGGCCTATTGATAAGGTAATACCTTCATCTAAGAACAAAAATAAAAATCTAGGGAGACCATGTGGGATCAATCCAAAACAAGTAGAGTCATTTGGAAATCTTATTAAAAATAGCACTTATAAACCCGAATATCATATTCCACCTGTCGGTGAGGTAATCGATGGATATCTACATCTATCTACTGGTGAAAACAGATATTCGGCTCACGTAGAAGTTGGTCAGAAAACATTTTATGCTGCATCAGTCGTCTGGGTCGATGAGGATGGCATGTCTGGCTCATACTGGAAAAAAGCATATACTAGTAACGAGAATGACCACAGAAGAAATGAGGTAGGAGGAGATCAAAGAACACCTCAAGGTATTGCTTCGGTGATTCTAAAAATGTTAAGTGATGGTGATATCCAACCCAACGATGAACAGATTGGTCGGGCATTGACAGACCAAAATATACCGAAGAATAGTGCTTCATGGAAAAATATATTAAATGATGTCAAATCTCAGATAGGTTTAGTTGATGTTGTACGTTCAGTAAATCCTTCTGAAGCTCGTAAATTGGAGAAAGACAACACGACATCTGATACTAATTGTGTTGCAAGGGTTCATAATAAAGAAACTCCAACGCACCGTGACTACACACCTCGACTTATCAATGATGTATTGATTCCTAATCTCAAAGGTTACTTGTCAGGTGAAGAGGTTAAAAATCAAAAGGTGATATATTACTTTAATGGTATGACATCACCTCAGATTCAGAAGGTGAGACCATTATTAGAGGATAAAACATTTCTTGATGATTTTTATCACAAAGTCTGCAAACCTTTCGTATCTTTATATGAATCAAATGTCTTTCATGAGAAGGTTAAAGTCACATTCCCTAATCAACTGAAAGGTGATAATTACCAAGATGGTTGAAATATACTATAATAAAAGTCTTTACAAACCAACAATAATCTGTTAATATACATAAAATACAAATAATACTATGTCATTCGAAAAACTCAAAGCAAATCGACTTGCGTCGATAGAAAAGTTGGTAAATGCCGCCGAAAGCGTCTCTGAAAAAAAGTCTTATGGAGACGACCGAGAGTGGAAACCAACTGTAGACAAAGCAGGTAATGGTTATGCCGTTATTCGCTTTCTGCCTTCGTCTAATGCCGAAGATTTACCGTGGATCCGTTTCTGGGATCATGGTTTCAAAGGCCCAACCGGCAGGTGGTATATCGAGAAGTCTCTTACTTCAATCGGTCAACAAGATCCGTTGAGTGAGTTGAATTCTCAGTTGTGGAACTCGGGAAGAGAGGAAGACAAGGAATTGGTTCGTCAACGTAAACGTCGTCTGCATTACGTATCGAACATTCTTGTGATCTCCGACTCAGCGAATCCGACAAACGAAGGTAAGGTCTTTCTTTACAAGTATGGAAAGAAGATCTTCGATAAGATCATGGATGTGATGCAGCCTCAGTTCGAGGATGAAAAACCTATCAACCCATTTGACTTCTGGGGTGGAGCGAACTTCAAGTTGAAGATTCGTAATGTTGAAGGTTATCGCAACTATGATAAGTCAGAGTTCGATTCTGTTACTGAACTCTTTGATGGTGATGAAGAAAAGTTGAAGAAGGTCTATGACAGTCTTCATGGATTGAATGAGTTCATCGATCCGTCAAGTTACAAGTCATACGCCGAACTGAAGAAGAAGTTATACGAGGTACTTGGTGAAGAGGATATCGCCAACACCTTTTCGGTAGAACAAACTACCGAGCTCAATGAGACCCGTGAAGAGCGAGTGGACGCACCCGCACCGAGGAGCGAGGATCAGAACGTTAGTTCATCAAACGATGATGATGGTGAGGAAGAAGACACCTTGGCGTATTTCGCCAAGTTGGCTCAGGACTAACCGAACTGATAAACAAATACAAGGGGCGATACTGGAGAAATCCGGTATCGCCTCTTCTGGTATGTAACAGTTTTTATGTTACTAAAAACCGTATGCCGCGGTCGTTAAAGACCAAGATTCTTCGGCGTGTCTACTATTAGATACGTTTACGTTCGAAGCATTTACGGTTGTGTTTTGAGGAGCGGCGCCACCTCCACCACCCGCAACGATTACTGGTGCCCCTTGGGCCTTCGAGTCGGCGATATTGGACATTCCAACTTCCATTTGAACGCCAGTATTATTTCTTGATGCAGGAGAAAGTATTCCCACTCCCGTTTGATCACCAGTATTTAGTTGGTTGTCACCCGACACAATACTTCCTCTGACTTCCGCCATGAATTTGAACATCGTGGAGGCTTCTTTCAACTTTAATTTAGAAAGATTTTTCAATTGTCCTACAAAACCTTTAAGAGAATCGGTCATATCGTCTATTTTATCAGAATCAAGTTTCTCTAATGATAATGCTATAGAATTAATTGCTTTGGATGATGCATCTAATCCGGAAGACTTATCTGCAAGTTCTAGGAATTTTTCAATTGGATCACCACCAAAGAAACTCAACAATCCACCAATAGCAGAACTAGATCCAAATGCAATAAGAGCGGCAGATACAGCTGCTATTCCAGTACCAGCAGTAATAAGACCTAGACCAGAACCCGATAGTTGCACAAGTGAATCGATAAATCCAGTTAAGAAACTACCCACCGATCCAATTACAGTGCTTATAACATTACCAAATCCTTCAATGAATGGTGTTAATGTTGATAATGCTTTGCTAAAGATACTGAAGGAGAGTGCAGCTGGAATCATAGAAGCGCCCAACGCAGCAATCGCGGCCGCTCCTATAAATATTGCTGGTGATATAAATGATAATCCAAAAGCAGCTGCTCCTAAGAGTGTTAATGTTCCAATTCCAATCGCAACACCTTTCCAATTGACATCGGAAAACATATTAAAGGCAAAGGCGGCTGGAATTAAAGATGCTCCCAATGCAGCAATCGCAAGAGATCCTATCAAAATCTGAGGACCGAGTTTTCCTAGTAACGCCGCTCCAACTCCAAGCACGCCCAAAGTCGTGACACCTAACGCTACTTGTTTAAAGTCTATACCAGTAAATTCTTTCAGTGATTTTCCTGTAACAAGCAATGCACCACCCAAAGCAATAAGAACGCCTGCTCCTATTAAATATTTGGGATTTGATATTGATTTAAGTCCTTTCCCAAGTCCAGTCAAGAATCCTTCAAGTCCCTTTCCGGCGCCTTTTCCAATTCCAGACATTACTCCACCAATTCCACCGCCAACACCTTTACCACCAAGACCGATTTTAGATGTAAGACTTTCTTTAATTGAATTTAAAATACCACCACTTTTCTCACTTTTAGAACCATCATTTTGATTATTATTATCAGATATAGAATTGAGTGCCTCGATCTGTCTTTCCTGTCTAGCAATATCTTCTTTACGATTCTCTCTTTCTTGTAATATATTACCAGAAGAATTTTCTACTAATGTTTTTAGAGATTCGCTTGAACTTATAATATTTTCAGATATAGATTCTAAAAGATTTGGAATTTCTCCATTCGAAATATCACCACCAGCAACATCCAAATCACCACCAGTACGACCTAAATTACCAGTCATTGAATCTATAGACTGTTGTGGATCAAAATCCTTTGCTGCTTTGGATAATTTATTTAATAGACGCTGACGAATCAAGAAGAATCTAGTCCTTGTGATAATATCTTGGTCTGGTGATGATCCAAGAATACTACTAAGAGACATCTTATTATCAATTTCTAATTCGACATCTTTAGTTTTCTTTTCAACTTTTTCAAGAATATTTTTCTTTATTCTTAACCACCTAAGAGCATGGATTATATTTAATTTAGGAGATTCACCAAGAATAGAAGATAAAGATAAATCTTTCGCTTTAAATTGAAGTTTTTCAATACTTTTTGTAGCATTATCTATCGATTTAAGTATATTTCTCTTAACCTTTAAGAATTTGAAACCCAAAACAAAATTGAGATTATCCAAATTTTTTGTATCTCCCATCAAATCGGATAGAGATATTTTGTTATCAATAGCAACCTCTAATTTCCCACCTGATGTAGCTTTTTCAATCGAATCGATAGTGTTGGCTTTTATAACGTCAAGTTTAGCAGCATGTTTTTCACTATCAGAAGAGACATCTCCCATAAAATCCGATAGAGCGATAGTCTTATCTAGCTTGACCTTTAATTTACCACCCGATGTAGCCTTTTGAATCGAATTAAGGATGTTATTCTTTATACGATCTAGTTTTTTCCTGAACTTTGAATTGTCAGAAGTAGTATCAGAGATAAAATCACCAGTCTGTTCTTCTATGGATGCTTGTAACTTTTTAGTAATATCACTAAGATCTTTATCTTCTTTATCCATTTTTCTTTATTCTTTCGTTTTCTTCTCGAATGTAATCTAACAACATTGAAACATATATCTGCCTTTCCCAAGGAATCATATTGTCCAGTTCAGTCAAACTATACTTGTGGTGTTGCATCATCGAAAAGTTAGTTTGATAGTGGTTCGCTAAGGAGTCGTGAGAAAGGCTTAGGTAAAAAAAGATTGTAGTCCACTCAATTCGTAAGAATTTTTATGACCACATTTTTCACAGGTATATTCAATAGTGTGTTTGAGGGTTGGTTGGTTTAAAATGAATTCTTGTATTTTTTCTAAATGTTGATGTGAAAGAGAATCTACAAAAGTCTCTAGTTCTTTCTTTGAACAGGTAGAAGCACTGTAGACATTATCAGAGTCATATATAGAATCAATTGATGCGATCAAAGCCGCGGAAATGGCATCTTTCCCCTTTGACTTTGTAACATCAGAGAGGTTGATTGGTTTCAATGTAATCCCCACCGAATCATTTAATTTGATGTTAGGATCAATCTGCTCCGAGGGAAACTGGACTTCAACTTCTTCAAGATTTAATTCTACTTGATTGTATTCTCCACACTCGTTACATTTCAGTTGAAATGATACAAATTCACCCACACTCTTCGATCTGATCTTAAGAAAGATGTATTCAAGATCATACATCGGAATCTTATTAACATCAATTTTCGAAAATGTGCAGGATTCAATAATATCCTTTACTGCTTGAAGTATCTGATTTTCGTTTTCAGATTCTTGTGCAATCATAAGTATCTTTTCTTCCTTTACAAGAAAGGGTCGATACTGCAATTTCTTTTTAGTCGAAGGTACAACTAGGTTATACTTCGGCGCTTCTAATACTGGTAATGGCATAATTTATATCAATCTATTATTTGCTTGAAGAGATGCAATTTTTTTCATGTTCTTCTCGTGTGGTGTCTCGCCTCCAATTACATTTTTATTATTACGACCGATGGAGGAGGCGATAGAT